CAGGCGGGCCCGCGGAAGATCGGCCGATTGCGCCCCAGGGCGCGCCCGTGGCGCCCCCGTGCGCGCCGGCGGCCGCCGGTAGCAACGTTATACCAGCCGGGCACCGGAACGCCACGCTGGCGCGACTGGGCGGGGCCATGCGCCGGGTGGGGATGAGCCAGGAGGAGATCCTGGCCGCCCTGGTCCGGGCCAATCTCGACCGCTGCAGCCCGCCGCTGAAGGACCGGGAGGTCCAGCGGATCGCGACCAGCATCGCCCGGTACGAGCCCGACCAGGTCGCCGTTGCCGTGGTGGAGGACCACTGGCGGCAGGACAATCCCGGGGCGACCGAGCCCGAGGATAGCGTGCCCGAGATGCCAGATCCCGGCCCGCTGCCGGTCGAGCTCCTCCGTATCCCCGGCTTCGTCTCCGAGGTCATGGACTACTGCCTGGAAACGGCTCCGTATCCGAACAGCTCGATGGCCTTCGCCGGCGCGCTGGCGCTGCTGGCCACCCTCGCGGGCCGCAAGGTGCGCGACCCCGGCGACAACAGGACCAACGTTTACATCCTCGGCCTTGCCCACTCGTCTGCGGGTAAGGACCGCCCGCGGAAGATCAATGCCGAGATCCTGCACACGCTCGGCCTGTCCGGCCAGATCGGCGGGCGGTTCGCCTCGGGCGAGGGCCTGCAGGACGCGCTCTTCACCGAGCCGGCCATGCTGTTCCAGACCGACGAGATCGACGGAATGCTCCAGTCGATCAACAAGGCGCGCGACGCCCGGTATGAGAGCATCATGGAAACGCTGTTGACCATGTACTCGTCGGCCAACTCGATCTTCCCGATGCGCCGCAAGGCAGGCCGAGACGCGCCTGGGGCCATCGACCAGCCCTGCCTGGTGGTGTTCGGGACGGCAATCCCGAACCACTACTACGAGGCGCTGTCGGAGCGGATGCTGACCAACGGGTTCTTCGCCCGGATGATCGTGCTGGAGTGCGGCAGCCGCTCGACCGGGCGGGAACCGCGGCTGCTTCCGTTGCCGGAGCGCGTGCTCGAGACGGCGCAGTGGTGGGTGGACTTCAGGGCCGGCACCGGAAACCTCGAGAATTGGCATCCCGTGCCGCGGGTCGTCCCGCACACCGACGAGGCGACGGGCGTCCTGGTCGAGACCAGGCTCGAAGCCGAGGCCGAGTATGCCAAGGCGGAGGCGGCCGACGACAGTGTGGGGACGACCGTGTGGGGCAGGGTCAGCGAGCACGCCCGCAAGCTCGCGCTGATCTACGCGGTGAGCGAGAACCACGAGCGCCCCGAGATCGGCAAGACGGCCGCGTCTTGGGCGAGCCGGCTCATCCTGCACCAGACCAAGCGGATGCTGTTCATGGCCCAATCCCATGTCGCGGACAATCCGTTCCATGCCGAGTGCCTGCGTTTCCTGCAGAAGCTGCGTGCCGCTCCGGACCGGGCGCTGCCCCATGGCGTGCTGCTGAAGCGGATGAAGACCGACGCCAAGAGCTTCTCCAGTCTGGTGACCACACTCGAGCAGCGAGGCGACATCGTCGTCCAGGTGCAGGCGACTTCCGGCCGGACAGGTCGGATCTACCGCCTGGCTGGGTCATCGTCAGACGCGACGAAGGGCGGAGGGTGAAGGAAGCAGTGAAGAAAGGTGAACGAAGGTGAAGGAAGCCTCTTCGAAGGTCGAATTCGGGGTGAAGGAAGGTGAACGAAGGTGAAGAAAGCTCGGACCGTAACTCGTTATAAGACACACTCTCTTCTACTTCCTTCCCTTCCTTCCCCTTCTTCCCCCCTCATGGAAATACCCCCCGTTTTCGGCGTGCGCGCGTATAGGCGGGGTGAAGGTAGTTCCGGCCGCGCCGGCGGCGATTCTTTGGCACCCCAGTCGCCGCAAGAGGTCAGCGTTCCAGGAGGCGCTGTGAGCGTCGCGGAGAGGCCCGGAGGTATCCAGGCACCTGGAACCGAAACGAACGGAATGCAGGGGCCTCTGATTTCGTTCTGCGCCCTGTGCGGGCGGGAGTTCGAACCCCAGAACACGCGACGCGGACAACCGAAGAGGTTCTGTTCGGACGCATGCCGGGCCCGAGCCTGGCGGGACCGACGCAGCCAATCCGAGGATCCGCTCATTCAGGTCACTGACCCGGAGGTCGTCACGTCATGAAGAGCGCCGAGAACTTGATCGCCGAAGTCCGGATCCGCCTGGCCCCCGACGCCACCAACGGCCTGGTCGCCTTCGCCTCCTGCCGCTACGGCGGCGTCCTGCTCAATGACATCGCCATCCGCCGCGACCCGACCGGCCACCTGTTCCTGACCTACCCGCGAAAGCTCGCGACCAATGGCCGACCTCACCCGCTGCATCACCCGATCGATCGTGAGACTGCCGGGCAGTTTGAGGTAGCGATCCTCGGGCAGATCCGTGCGCTCGTGAACGGGGATCATGTAAGTGGGGGCAAGTCGGCGGAGGAGTCGACATGAATGCCGAAGACCCCTCGGCTCGCCGAGAGGTCGTCGGTTCAGAACGGGATCCAGCGAGCTAGGCTTCGGATACGACCTCCTTCATGATCGCCCGAACGGCCGCCTCGTCCTTCGTCGCGGCGGCCACCAGCAGGCTGCGCGCAAACTTCGACGCCTTCGCCGGCCCGGCGGCCTTGTGGATGGCGTCGCGCTCGGCCTCGGTCAGCCGGAACGCGAACACGCAGAGCTCTTCGCGCGGGGCCTTGGTCTTGGCTTCGGCGACGGGCTTCTCGGCGGCAGGCTTGCGGGCCCGCGCGGTCTTCTTGGTGGTCTTGGCCATGGTTCAGTTCCTCTCGCTCGGGTCCAGACGCACGATCCGGCTGGGCTCCTTGCCGCAACCTTCGCACGCCACGCGCCCGCCCTGGCGGTCGATCTCCGCCATGTCAGCGGGCGTGATCTCCTCCCATCGTTCCCAGATCCAGGTGTCGGACCCGGGGTACGGGATGTGGCAGCAGGCGCAGACGATGCTGCCCCGCTCGTTCCAGAACACCTGATGGGCCTTCAGGCCGAATCGAGGCGTCGAGTTCGTCGCCATGTCAGTCGACCTCCTGCGGGATGTCCGCCGCGAACACCAGCGTCCCGTCCGCGCCGTAGACTTCGACGCGGTCGATCCGGGTGTCGGGGTTCTCGCGGCCGGCGCGCAGGATGGCCTGGCTGGCCCGCATGGCGGTCAGCCGTCCGTAGGCTTCGAGGCGCGCCTCCTGCCGGTCGGTGAACAGGGTCGGGTTCTCGTCGATCTGCAGTCCGCCTTTGAACTGCAACTCGAGGTCGCGCAACGAGGCCTCGAACACGAGGTCCTCGAGCGTGCTGTGGGGCTTCGGGTCGACCACGACCCAGAACTTGTCATCAGGTCCGTAGCGCATCGTCGCTGCCTCCTTCGTTCGTCATCTGCGCGACCGTGCGGTCGCCGTCTTCGCGATCGGCGACGGGGATGAGCATCCCCCGGCCGACGACGTACCAGCCGTCGCGCCGGTGGATGACTCGCAGGCCGCCGCTGAGGTCGAACTCCATCCCGTCGCTGAAGCGGAGCCGGGCGGGGTGGTCATAGTTCCTCGACATGGGACCGACCTCCTCACTGCGCCGCGGCGAAGGCCCAGGCGGGGGCGTAGGGGGAGTCGTCATCGGGGTGTCCGCCTTCGACGAGGTAGACCACCGAGGCGGCGTCATCGGGTTCTTCGTCGGGTTCGCCCTGGGCGCGGGACTCGTCGTCCGGCGTGGCGATCCCGGCGACGGTGAATTGCAGCGGCCAGCTGGGCTGGAAGGCGAGGCGCACCTCGCACTCGCCGAACCCGTCGTCGGCGGCCTCCTGCAGGCGTTCGATCATCTCGTTGACCGTCATGGGGTTCTCCTTTCGGGGCGTCGGGCCCCGTGCCCGCCGCACTGACAGTGACGAGCTTTCGCGGCCGAATGGGAAGGCGAAACGACCAGTAAGTGCATTATTTCCAGTTCATTAGGATCGCCATCGGGTCGGCGGATTGGGGCCACAATCCGGCGTTCCTGGAGGCCTCCCAGCGCCCGGGATCGGCCCCGGCTACCCTCGCCAGCCATCGATCCACCCCCGGGGGCGCCGCAAAGGCATGCTAGGCTCCGGCTCGGCCGCGACAGGCACCTCGCGCAGGTTGGCTAGGGCCGCCGCGCGTTCGGGCAGCGACTTGACGAACGCGGGCCCCAGGATGTGGAGGGCGGCCAGGCAGTAGACCTCGAGGTCGAGGGCCTCGTTGCGATCGCGGGTCTTGACCCACTCGCGGACCGTGCCGCGGTTCTTGATCCACTTGCGGATGGCCTTCTCGGCGGTCAGCTGGGCGATGTACTCCTCGTCGATCCACTCGGGCAGATGGCAGTAGCCGGGCCCCGGCGACCCGATCCGCAGGCGCGAGTAGACGATCTCCTTGCCGGTGTCGACGCAGAGGGTGAACAGCTTCGCCCGGTAGCGGTTGTGATCGGATGGGCGTCCCACGAGCGGCTTGCCCCGTTCGGACCCACCACGGACGGCGAACACGCGCCGGTCGATCCGGGCCCGGCAGAACCGGTAGACCTGTTCGGAGTGGTGACCGCCGCTGTCGACGGCGACGCAGGAGATCGGGACCTTCTGGCCGCTCTCGTGGGTGAACTCGGTTCGCAGGAAGCGGTCGAGGTCGAGCCAGACCTGGTCGCGCCCCGGATCGCCGTGGAACTGGGAGAAGGCGACGAGCCACGACTCCTCTGCCGCGCCGTATCCCTTCACCGCGCACTCGAGGCGGTCGCCCTGCACATCGACCGCGGCCACGAGCACACCCACGCCAGTGGGCACCTCGGCTTCGTATCGCTCAGCCCGGGCCAGCAGGCTATCGGGGTCGACGGTCTCCCCGCGCTCTTCCCAGGTCTCACCCAACACGCTGTTGACCCAGTTCTTCAGCCGGAGCGGGTTCTCCTTGGACTCCACGAATTCAGCGACGGTGGCCGACCACGGCAGCCAGCCCAGCGGCGAGTAGAGGCTGGACAGATGGAACCCAATCGTCTCGCCGTTGCCCTTCGCGGTGGGGCGCCATTGCCCATGGTTGAGCATCTGTGGCTTGAAGCGCTCCTCGATCAGGACGCCGCAGTGGACGCAGGCCAGGGCTGCGGTCTTGGGGTCGTCGTCGCGCCAGCGGATGTTCTCCCATCGCATCCAGTCGAAGTGGCCGCACTCGGGGCAGGGGATGAAGTACCGCCGCTGGTCCGAGGCCAGGAATTCTCGCTCGATCCGGGAGATGCCCTTGATCGTGGGCGTCGACACCAGGAAGATCTTTCGGCGGGAGTAGAGAGGGCCGGTGGTGCGTTTCTCCGCGAGCGCGATCGGATCGCCCTGCCCATCAACGTCGCCGGGGTACTCGTCGATCTCGTCGCAGAAGAGCCAGCGGATCGGCATCGACTTGACGCCAGTCGCGGAGTTCGAGCCGGTCAGGAATAGGACCCCGCCGGGGAATTCCTTGATCAGGAGGCTGTTGCCTCCGTCGCGGGACCGGGCCTCGCGGACCAGCTCGTGCAGCACCGGCGTGGTGGCGATCATGGGATCGAGGCGCTGCCGACTGAACCGCCGGGCCTCGTCCACGGTTGGGCGCAAAACGAGGATCGGCCCGGGCGCGTGGTGCATCACGTAGCCGAGCCAGTTGTTGCCGGCCTCGGTGCCGCCGAGCTGCGAGCCCTTCATGAACACGACCCGGCGGGCCGGTGACCGCGGACCCAGGGCGTCCATGATCTCGCGCAGGTAGGGCGTCGTGTCGGTGTGCCAGTGCACCGCCGCATGGCCAGAGCGGTTACCCAGCACGCGGTGCTCGTCGGCCCACTCGCTGACCGTCAGCCGCGGCTCCGGCCGCCAGCCCGCCCGGTAGGCGGTCTCGTATGCGTCACGGCCGTTCTGCATCCGCGATCTCCTGGCAGATCCGCTCGATCTCTTCCTCGAGGATGCGCTGGACTTCGGCAGGGTCGTCGACCGCGGCCAGGACGGAGGCCAGACGCTCGGGCAGCGCGATCAACTGATCGCGGGCCTTGCGGGCCATGTTGAAAGCGCCGAGACGCACCTCGTCGGCGCGCACGAGGGTGCCGCGCTTGCGGTCCAGTTCGAGCTTCGCCAGCTGCGCCTGGTACAACTCGCGTGCGGCGCGGGCCTTGGCATAGCCAGTGGCCGTCGATGGGCCGCCGACGATCTCATCGGCTCCGCCCATGTCCATGGGTTCGGACGGCTCCCCTGGTGTCCTGGTCTGCTTGGGGTCGCCCGTGATCCGATTGCGCGGCTTGCTCTGGTCGGTGTTCTCCTGCCACTGCTGGTCGGCGAGAGCAGGATCGATCTTCCCGTTTACGGTCGAGATCCGGCCCGCCTTCACGGCACGCTGAACCGCGACGTGGGTCACGCCGCGCCTGCGGGCGTACTCGCGCTGCGAGATCAGCTCCTTCTTCGCTCCGCTGGCCACCGCCTACTCATCCCGGTCGGCCCTGCGGTCGGCGGCGATCTCGTCGAAGGACCGGCCGTCGCCGTCGAGCGTGGCCTTCTGGCCGGTCGCTTCCTCCCAGCGCATCACAATCACGTCGGTGTAAGCGGGGTCGAGTTCCATGAGGAAGGCATGCCTTCCGGTCTGCTCGGCGCCCATCAGGGTCGAGCCGCTGCCGCCGAACAGGTCGAGCACGTTCTGGCCGGGCTTCGACGAGTACTGAATGGCTCGCACGGCCAGTTCGACCGGCTTCTCGGTCAGATGGACCATGCTCTGCGGGTTGACCTTCTTGACCGCCCAGACGTCGACGGCGTTGGTCGGACCGTAGAAGTTGTGGCCGGCCCCTTCGCGCCAGCCGTAGAACGCCCACTCGTGGTTGCCCATGAAGTCCTTGCGGGTGAGCACGGGGTGCTCCTTCACCCAGATGACCGCCTGGCTGAAGTACAGGCCGCAGGCCTTCAGCACCGGAGGGTAGTTGGCGCAGTTGGCGTAGCCGCCCCAGATGTAGAACGAGTGCCCGGGCTGCAGCACGCGGGCGATGTTCCCAAACCAGGCGAAAAGCATCTCGTCGAAGGCCTCGTCCGAGACAAAGTCGTTGGCCAGGGGGCGGTCCTTGGGGCGCATCTTCCCGGTGGGCTTCGACTTGGTCTTGTGCCGCGCGAGGTCGAATCCCTGGTGGTGCATCCCCTTGGCGTCGGAGGCCTCGACTGCGCTCTTGGTGGACGGCGGGAAGCTGGACAGGCCGGCGGCGATGGCGTTGTTGGACCGCGGCTCGACCTTCACGTTGTAGGGCGGGTCGGTGTTCACGAGGTGGACCTTCTGGCCGCCGAGCAGACGATCGACCGACGCGGGATCGCAGCTGTCTCCGCACAGCAGACGGTGGTTACCCAGGACCCACAGGTCGCCCTGCCGGCTGGTGGGTTCCTCGGGAGGCTCCGGGGCGGGGGCATCCTCGGCGGTCTCGTCGTCGAGCAGGTCGTGCAGCTCGTCTAGATCGAAGCCGGTCAGCTCGAGGTTGAAATCGAGGTCCTCGAGGGCCTTCAGTTCCTCGGCCAGCAGGTCCTCATCCCAGCCGGCGTCCAGCGCGAGCCGGTTGTCGGCGATGACGTAGGCCCGCTTCTGGGCCTCGGTCAGGTGGGTGAGCTCGATCACCGGGACCGTGGTCATGCCCAGCTCGCGGGCGGCCAGGAGCCGGCCATGGCCCGCGATGATGCCGGCCTCGCCGTCGACCAGGATCGGGTTGGTCCAGCCGAACTCGAGCAGGCTGGCGGCGATCTTGGTGATCTGCTCGGGGCTATGCGTGCGCGGGTTCCGCTCATAGGGGCGGAGCCGGTCGATGTTCCAGTGTTCCAGTTTCCCGGGCAGAATCACGGGAGACTCGGATCGCGCGGAATCGCCCCTAGGAGCCGTTTCGAGCGCGTTTGAAGACTTTTCGGACTTCTCGGAACTGGAACAATTGGTGTCGGTGGAAACTTGTTTCATGACTCTCCCACGCTACGAGGGCCGAGGTCGCCGGCACCCGCGGTGGATAGCGCCGGAAGTACCTATGGCATCGTCAGTTATGGTTGTGGCGCTCCGCCGACGTAGCAGAGCGCGCAGGCTGCTCGGGTTCAAAGGCCCCTTCCCTTCGCCCGGGCGATGGCGTTGAGGACTTCCTTCTCCATCTCCTCGCGGAACCAGTGGTCGGACTCCTTCTTGGCCGTGGCCACGAACCGCAGACGGGGCTCGAGCTTCTTGCCGCGCGTGAAGGCGTAGACCAGGCGCGTGGCCGCGGGACCAGCACGCTGGAAGATCCCGACCTCGGGGACGAGGTAGGTCTTGGTGCGCGTGACGCCGGCGCGGCGACGGCCCGTCTTGGTGCGGTCGAAGCGGAGCCGGCCGACGCGCAGTTCGGGCGTGACCTGCGCTGCGAACTGGGGACGTGCGGGTCCGCCGACCACGGGCTCGGCCACGCGCCGAGCACCCTGGGTGAACGGCTTGCGTTCGGCTCCGCGCTCGAAGGCGGAGAGCAGCAGGCGCGGCTTCTGGCCGACTCCGATCTCGGCGTATGGCCTGCCCTGCTTCACGTTGGCAAACGGCTTGATGACCGCGGCCTGGCGCCGGATGAACTCCTTCTTGCGGATCGTGAACTCTTCTTCGACGCGCCGGCGTTCGACGGCCTGGATGCGCTTCGCCGTGTTGTTGATGGCGTTGACGACGGCATAGGCCAGCCGACGCTGACCGTTCTGCAGGCGCAGGACCAGCGGGGCGGAGTCGATCTGCAGGTCGATCCTCATCGCGGTCCTCCGGTGTCGCCTTCGGTCAGCTTGACCTGCCGGCTGTGGTCGTAGATGGCCTCGAGGGTGAGTCGGCCCCGGGACATCTCGACGAGCGCCATGGCGCGGGCAGGGTGAGGGGCGTGGCCCTGGAGCCACTCGTAGACGGCCTGATTGGTGACGCGGAGGTCGGGATCGTGGGCCAGGCCGGCGACGATGCGGGGCACGCCAATATCGGCCACCCAGCGGCCGAACTCGGTATCCCACCGCGAGGGCACCCTCGGATAGCGCCCCTTGGCCAGCGCGTCGTGTCGGAACATCGACTTCCCTTTGGTTCGCGCGGAAGCGCCTGTACCGGGTCAGGGCCAGACGCATCGCCTCCAAAGGACAAAGGGGGGTTGAAGCGCTGAAGTGGGGACATGCCGCGCGTCGGGAGCGGATACTTCAAGGGCGAACTGGTCGGGGGTCCCGGCGCTGAATCGATAGCCAATTCTGCGTTTCTAGATGCGGCGCGGAGGTGCAGCAGGCCATTGCCGAGGACGGTGGAGATCTCTTCGCGCGCGGTGTCGAGGCCAGGTCCTCGGCAATCTAGTTCGGCATGGGTCGCATCCGAGGAACGGTTGCAGCTCTGGTCTGCCTTTCCACGGGAATGGTTCGAAGCGTCGACTGTCTTTCAAACCGCAGAACCGCCGAACCGTGATTGCCGTCGCGATGCCTGGGCCGTAGACTCACCGCATGGTCTGGTTCATTCAATCAATTCTGCAGGGCGCCCTGATCGCGCTTCGGTGTCCGCACTGCGGCAGGAAACAACTCCGCGCCCGCAAACCGGTGCATGAGAAGTATTCCTGCAAGTACTGCCATTCTGTGTTTGCGCGGGACGACGGGAAGTACGACGGGCGCAAGCCATCGGACTGACTGTTGCTAGAGCTTCGAGTCGTCGCCGTGACTTGCCGGAGGCGCATGGCCTGCAGCGAACACGGGCGCCGCATCGGCGATTCCTTCACGATCAGCCAAGACCAGAAGCGTATCTCCACGCATGAGTTCGGTCTGCCCCTTAGGGACAAGAAATTCGCGCCCGCGCCGGATCAGCACCACGAAGACACTGGGTGGAAGGCCGAGATCCATGATCCGCTTGCCATCTGCCGGTGATCCGGACAGAACCTCGAACTCGCGTGTCTCCCCCTGCAACCCGTCGACCTGGTCGAACTCGACCGGATAGGGCGGTCTGACGTCCAGTGGCTGATCGACTCCTAGCCAACGAGCGACCAGCATCAACGACCGGCCTTGCAGAATCACCGAGACGCAGACCACGAAGAACACGATGTTGAAGACGCGATCCGACTCCTGATAACCGGCCATCAGCGGGAACGTCGCCAAGATGATCGGGACTGCGCCGCGCAGGCCCGACCAGCCGACTAGCGTTCGGGCCCGCCAGGAATGCTCGCTGCCGAGCAAGCATAGGTACACGGCTACCGGGCGCGCAAAGAAGATCAGCACACCGGATACGATGAGCCCAGTGACCGCCACATCGAGAAGCCGCGACGGAAACACGAGGAGTCCCAGGGTCAAGAACATCCCGATCTGCATCAGCCAGCCCAGACCGTCATGGAAGCGCATCAAGGACCGCCGGTGGAGGATGTCCTTGTTGCCGATGACGATGCCAGCGAGGTATACGGCCAGGAAGCCGTTGCCCCCGGCAGCGGCCGCCGCGCCGAACACCACGGGGACCAAACTGAACGAAAGCACGGGATAAAGCCCCTCGTAGTCGAGGCGAACGCGGTTCAAAAGCGTTGCCGACACCCATCCAAGTCCGAGGCCGAACGCCGCACCGAGTGTCATCTGCAGAACGAAACGCAACGCCAAGTCGGGCCACGTCAGCCCCGGATTCATCAGCAGATCGAGCAACCCGAGCGTCAAGAAGACAGCCATCGGGTCGTTGCTTCCCGACTCCAGCTCAAGAAGCGGTCGCAAGCGCCCCTTCAAACTCACGCCGCGTGAGCGGAGCACCGAGAAGACCGCCGCTGCATCGGTCGAAGACACGATCGCCGCGAGCAGGAGGCTTCCCAGGAGACTGAAGCCGAAGACGATCCAGACTACGGTTCCCAGGATGGCAGCGGTCAGCGCGACGCCTAGGGACGACAGTACCAGCCCGCGTCCGACGACGGGGCGAACCACGGACCAACGCGTGTCGAACCCGCCCGAGTACAGGATGTAAGCGAGCGCGACAGTTCCGATAGTGTTCGCGAGGTGAGGGTCGTCAAAGTAGACGAGGCCGAGAACGTCCGAGCCGGCGATCATGCCGATGCCGAGGAAGACCAGCAGCGCCGGCACGCCGATCCGTTCGGACAGCTTGCTGGCGAGGACGCTGAACGCCACGAGGGCGCCGCCTATCAGCATCAAATATTGGTCACTCAATGGCTTGCCTCAGTGTGTGGGCCCGCTGTGGTTGGATCTCACCACAATCTATATCGTCGACGGGCATTCTCCGAGTGCAACTACTTATTCCATGCCGAGAGGCCAGAAGCCTCCAGAGCTGGCCGGATGCACGTTTCTGAAAGGGCACATGGACCGGTGGGCGAAGCACCCATGTCGCTCACAAGTAGCGACCTGTGCACTTGCACCTGAAGTTCGCCGGTAGTGCGTCCACGAAGACTCCTGGCAACAGAGTCACTGGGAGGCAGCCGCGTGCAAGTCAATCTAGATCCTGTCGAACTCCCACTCCACTTCACGGTGCGCCTCGTGCGTGCGACCTGCCCCGTACGTTCGGATGACCACACGCAGATGATCGTTGAGCCGCGCGAGCCCTGACTCCGCGATCTCCGTCGCCTCGAGGTAGGTCCAGGACGTGCCCGTCAACCCCGATTCAGTATGGACCAGCGTGCCGAGTTCTCCGTAGACCAGGACGTCGTACTCGGTGCCCGGTTCCGGCGACGAGGTCTTGCCGGAGTCGACATAGCTCCAGGCCCCGAGTCGATTCCGGTGCGACCAGGACACCGTCAGCTCGCCGGTGATCGATGCCGGATAGCTCTCCCCATTGAAGCGCACATCGGTAGGGCAATAGACCTTCGCCGACCGCGCCGGCGTGGTCGCCACGACCTGAGACGTCGGGCACGACGTGAACGGGAACTCGCTCTGGTTGTTGAAGGCCTGGAAGCGGATGTCGTTGTAGACGTTGGTGGTCGGCGGCACCGGCCCGCGGATGTTCACGATCTGGCTGCCGTAGGAGATGAACCACACGCGTGTCCCGGCCGGAAACGCCGTCGGCGCGGTGTCGAGGCACCCCCGCGCGATGACCTGCAGCGTGATGTCGCTCTCTCCCTGCACCACGTTCTGGAACGCGATGAACTCCTCGACCCCATCGTGCTCGACCCACGCGACATTGACGCCGAGTGAGAAGTCGGGCGCGCTGACCGATTCGATCAGGTCGGTGTCCAAACCCGACGCCACCACGATCTCGCCGGCCAGCTCGTCGATCGCCGTGCTGAGGACTCCTGACGGCGTGAAGAACGGTACGTCGATCGGCGGCGCCCATCCGCCTGCGCCGTCGGAGACGTAGGCCCGGTATCCGAGGGAAACCCCGGACAGCCCTGCAGCGGCGAGCGTGATGGCCAACTGCACGTCGGCCGCCAGGCTGCCGTAGTCCTTCACCGCCTCGTAGGGCGCGGCCAGCGCAACCTGGTCAGCCAGCGCCGGGACGTCGCCAGAAGGGTCCTGCCAGCCGGAGTCCGGCGGCGTCGAGTAGCCCGTCCAGTCGACGGCGAACACGTCCTCCATCGCTTCGATCTCGATCTTCCCCGAGTCCAGGCGGCCGGTACCGACCCGAACCACCCGGCAGACCATGCCGCTGATGCCCAACGGATCCCAGATGAGCTTGAACACCGCCCCGGGGCGAAACGCCCAGGCCGAGCGGTCTGCTTCGATCGTGACCGTGGCCAAGGGATAGGCCAAGGCGGCCAACGACCGGGCGGCCGCCTGCTGGGCGGTCGTCGCGTTGGAGAGACCACGGAGGGTGAGATCCTGGAGCGAGACTTCGCCGCCCTGAACCTCGATCCCGGCCAGGTCCTGGGCCTGGGCGGTCTTCTCGATGAACCCGGCATCGCGGCTCACGTAGCCGATGCGCACGGAGTTCTTGAGGTCGCCCCACGAGGGCCGTGCAAAGGACTGCACCGTGCACGAGTCCACATCGAGCACGGGGATCGTCTCGGGGTCGTAGTCGTTGCGGATGAGCCGAATCGTCAAAAGCCCGGTCGTGGGTTCGACGTAGATGACGCCGTCTATGTGGCGCAGGATCTCGAGCACGAGATCTTTTGCCGTGGTGCCGCGGTCCTGCAGCATCGAAAGCCCGAGACCTTCGGACGCGAGCGTCTGTCCCACCGATCGAAACGCGGCCACATCCAGGAACCCCACCGGTAGCCCGAGCCCGTTTTCCGACGCCGGCGAGATCAGGATGTCGTAGATCATGGCCGCCGGATTGGCGTCGCCGTCGATGTTCTCGGCTCCGCCGGTCAGGCTCAGGCCGTTGGGGCAGCGGCGGACCACGAACGAGACGGCTTTGATGTAGGGACTCGTGCCCAGATAGACGCGCCGGAACACGGCGTAACAGACGCGCCGCCACGCGGGCAGGCTCTCTCCGATCCGGGCCTCGAGGTACGAGTCGGCGGGCTGGGTCGCGGTCCCACGGTAGACGTAGACGCTACCCTGGACTCCGCCCTCGGAGTCCTCGCCGCCGAAGAAGCCAGGCGCGTTGATGCTGATCTGGGTGACATCGGGCGTGTGGGCGTAGCCGGCCGGCGGCCGCCGGTCGTCGAACCGGATCTGCAGAACCTCGTCGATTTCGCCGCTGCACAGCACCAGCTGGACGCCGAGGTAGTATTTGTAGCCGGTGGTGATCTCCTTGGAGGAGAACAGCCCCGTCTTGACCTTCTCCTTGATGGCCTGGATGCGCAGGTCGCCGTACCAGGTGACCATGGGGCCCGAGAGCTTGCAGGTGCCCCAGACGACGGGGATGGTGCGGCCCTCACCGATCGTGGGGAACTGGAAGTCGCCGAGGCTGGACGGTGTCGGCTTGTCGAACTGCGGCTTGGGGCGCAGGACCTCGTACAGGACCGTGCCGACGATGTAGACCAGGGCCATGATCCAGAAGGCCATCAGTCGATCCTCCCGGAGAAGGGGTTGCGGCCCGGCAGGCGCGACCAGCCCAGGTGGTTGATCAGATTGCTGAACTTGTCCCGGCAGGTAGCCTCGAGGTGATCGCAGCCCCAGTAGGCCCAGACCTGGTCGAGGGACGACAGCCCGGGCATCGGGGAGATCAGCGTGACCGTGTTGCCCTGGTGCTCGACGATGAAACGAGTCTCACCGGTAGCGGATGCGAGGCGGCCACCGCGGAACCACTGGTCAGGGCGCAAGGCGAACCCGCTCGAGGTGACCGTCGCGCCCGAAACCGACGTGACCGTGACCTGATCGCGGCAGGCGCCAGGGTCGGCTCCGCAGGCCGCCGAGTAGAGCACATGGTTGCACGGCGTCTGCATGGCCAGGATCGGCACCGTGCGCGCCAGCATGGCCATCAGGCTCGCGCCGGTGAGAATGGCTTCGGATTCCTCGAAGCGGGCGCGGATCACCTTGCCGCTGAAGATCGTGACCGCGAGGGACTCCTCGCCGCGGTGGGCGCGGTAGACGGTGACCCAGACCGGCGTGGACGGCAGGTCCCCGATGAACAGGGCGGCCACGGGGCTTGGGCGCGGCAGCGTCAGGTCGATCGTCTCGCCGGTGTCCTCCTGGGAGAAGTCGAGCTCGCTGCGCGTGATAGCCTCCGGCGCGAAAACCCCCGCAGGCAGCGTGATCGCCCGATCGGCCGAAGTGTAGAGCCACAGGTTGCTTCCCTGGGCGAACCGGAAGCCTTCGACGGGCTGGCCCAGGTACCGGCTCTTCTCCCTGGCGTCGTAGGTCACAGCGGTGCCTCCAGGGGAAGCTCCCGGACGCGGATCGTGGCCTCGGCCACCTGCGGGCTCGGGTAGGAGATCTCGATGCGGTCCTCGTCCAGCCGGCAGAACTTCAGGAACGACAGCACGGTCTTGGTGCGGGTGTATTCGCGCTGGGCCACAGGGTCGAGGGTCAGGGTCTCGGTCTGGTAGTTCGCCACATCGATGGCGCCCGTGATCCTGCAGTAGTCCATGGTGCTGTCGCCGAGGGACCAGATGGCCAGGTGCCGCCTGGCTCCGGTCGTGCCCCACATCTGCTGCTTGTACCGAACCCACAGGATGGTGGCGCTGGACTGGTTCTGGGAGACGTCCTCGGCCAGGGCCAGGTCCCACTGGAAGCTGGGCAACCAGAACGGGACGGCGCGACCACGCCGAGCTTCCAGGAACGTGCGCATGGCCGTGATCTCGTCGCGGCCGAAGGCCGTCCAGGTGAAAGGCCGCGATGCCGCGGGGGCCGGGGCTTGCTCGTCGGCGATGCGCCGTCCGGTCTTGGAGCTCAGGAGCACGAACTTCCGCCTGAGGCGCTCCTCGAACGCTCCCACGCGGTTGTAGTTGAGTTCCAGGACGTCGTGGCCGAGGTAGCTCATGGCCGGAACCCATCGATGTCGAAAGTCAGTGAGGTGGACGCGATCGACAGGGCATCCCAGGTGATGCCCTCTTCGGCGGACAGGCGGCCGACCACGATGGGCAGGACGATGGTCGGTCCCGCCGTCCAGGACTGGATGAGTCCGAAGCTCAGGACCACCCGGTCGGGCAGGACGCTCTCGACGGTCTGGACTTCCCAGTGGTAAGGGTCGGTCCAGAGCAGGACCATGCCGCCCGTTTCGAAGGGGATGTCGGACGTGTCGCAGAACACGTCGTGGTCGTCCGCGTTTGCGTCCTGCAGGAGCCGGGTCTGGAACTGCCAGCGGGCGACGCCGAACGCCCGGGCCTGGTTGCCGAAGAGGATGGCGCCCGCCATCTGGGCGTCACGCAGGTCATCCAGCAGCGTCGCGTACCGGATCGTGCCCACCGGCACGGTGCGCAGCTGGATGCGCTGCTCCATGCCGCGGTACGAGACGATGATGTCGGTCATGAACCCGAATGTCTCGCTCACGGGCTGCGCCCAGTTCGGCGGGAACGGGAACGGGATGAGCCGGAAGCCCAGGATGCGCAGGTTGGTGCCCAGCGGGTCGAGGTCGGTGAACACCCAGGTGATGAGGTTGTCGATCAGGGCGTCGCCGTCGGTGAGGGCCTTGACCAGGTAGACCTCGGCGCGCGATGCCGGGAAGTGGGCCGGCAGGCTGAGGT